TCACATGCTGCGCAAGGCTTCTAGCGTTTTGTTTTCTTCCACACTTCTTGTTTCTTCAAGCAAGTGACTATATATTGATAGTGTAGTTGTTATGTCTGCATGACCTAATCGTTTAGAAATATAATAAATAGAAATCCCGTTATGAATTAGCATTGAGCAATGGGTATGTCTAAGTGAGTGCAATGTATAATTACCTAATTTATTATCTAGGCAAAACCTTTGTAACACTTTGGTTACTGCATTGTGTGTGATGAGGTTAGCACCTGTTGTAAATATATTTCCTTGTATGTTATTAGGGAAGTTGTTTAAAACCTTTCTAACATGTTTAATATCTTCTTTAGTAATTTTAATGATGCGATCTGCATTTTTAGTTTTTGTTCCTCTAATATGCACAGTTTCATCACTTAAATTAAAATCTTGGTACTTTAACTTTTGTACTTCACTGAATCTAGCACCAGTTACTATACATAAGTATATAAATAGATATGATAGTTGATCCTTTTCTTTTGAATACTCTTTTAACTTATAGAAATAAGACAATTGCATAAATTTATCTTCTTCTGCCTGTGCTTCTTTTTTACCTTGCACAATTACTTTATAAGTAGGGTCTTTTTGTATCATCCCTTCATAAAAGGCATCAGATAGTGCAGACCTTAAACAATAATTTAATTTTCTTACTGATTCAGAGGTATGGTTCTCTGCGTAATCATTGATTAATTCTTGATAATTCATTCTAGTAATTTTATCAAGAGGCATATTTCCGAATTTTTTCTCAAAGATATTTTTAGCGTTATAATAAGTTTGTAAAGATTTATCTGTTAAATAGGGGGCTTTGTGTATTTCAATCCAGTTTTCGAAAAAGTCTACAAATGGCATGTCTGATGTTAAATTAGTGCCATTATTTATGATATTATATGCTTCATTCATTGCTTGAGTTGCTTCTTTTTTAGTTTTAAAACCACTTTTTCTATGTCGTTTTCCATTTAATCTAAAATCATATTGCCATTTATTACCCCGTTTAGTTACGTTCATTTAATTTCCTCCTTAAAAAAGTAAAAAAATAATAAGGGTACGTGGGAGTTACCCGGTTAATTGCATAAAAAAGACACCTATATAAAATAGGTGCCACTTATAATTATAAGATTAAAGGTTTACTATTCATAAATGAATAGCGAATATCAATAATGTTTAGGGAATCTCCCTTATATATTAGTATAGTAGCACCTTATTCAATTCTTGGCAAGGAAAGTAAATCTGAATTTATTTGATTAATAATTGTTAAAAGTGTTATAGCGTCCACACTTACATTGCTAATTTCTTTAGGATAAATATTTTTTATCCTAAACTTACTAATTGGTTGAAACGAATTAACGCAGGCATAAGTGGTATTTTTTAATTTTTTTAGTTTTGTAATAGCATCTTTAGTTCTACTGACATCTTTATCAATCTTGTCGATTTTTTGCGACGATGAATTTTCCCACTTTATAAATTCGGTAAACTTTAATTGTATCTCTTCATCAGACATTACATGTGGGTTAAATTCATTTAATTCATTCAAAAGTGTTTCGTACTCTTTCTTTTTATCATTTAATGTATCTATAGCATTTGTTATATATTTTAGCTTCATATCAATGTTTATCTTTAGGTACTTAGAATTATATTTTGAAGAAAGTGGTACAACATTTATAATATCTTCTTGATTGCTATCATTGTGGTTTAATATGATAGCAAAATGAGAGTTTGAAAATTCATGATTTATATTTAATCCGAAATCAACAAAAACAATATCCCCTTGTTTAAATTTAGGGAAATAACCTTTATGCTTCTTTTCTGATTCGAATTTACGCAGCAAATAGTGTAATTGGTAATCTATATTCTTAAATTTAAAGTTGCCTGAAGTTTTTAATTTGTGAATTCTTTGATTAAAATTAAATTTTGACATTCTGCTTCCTCAACCTCCAATACTCTTATTTCAACGTAAAAGCGAAAAACACTAATAAAGCTATGATAAAAATAAGTGAAGTTAAAACAGAGTAAAACTTGTCATTATATTTGTTGTTTTTCACTTTGTATAGCTCCTTTAATATCACCATGAAGTAAATTATTAAATTCTTCTTTTGACATAGTCTTTAGACTCTCTTCTGTAATTGTTTCAGTAACATAGGGTAAGCTATTAATTCTTTTTAAAATTTCTACTAAACTCCAACCAGTTTCATTAACTATCTCTTTTTTATCCATTAAAATTAATCTCCTTTTAAGCGTTAAGTTAAAGTATGATGAGTAACAAAGGCAGCACCGGGAATATTAAGACTAAAGCTATAAATGATAAATCATTTGCCATGTGACTGGTATTTCGTTTTTTCAATTTCTTTATTCTCCTTTCTTAATAATATTGGAAACTCTTTATTTAAACATAGATTACTATGATATTAACTGTAATGTTTAGCTTTATATTAATTGTGAATTTAGAAAAACAAACTTAATAAAATCAATTGTCTAGATCTTCTAATTTTATTCTTTCTTTTTTAATTTTAACCAGTAATGCTTAGCTAGTATTGATAAATGGTATAATAGTAAAATGTAAATTGATAAACGAAGACATTTATAATAAGTTAGGTAACTTCCTTGGGTCCACATGATATTAAAATCATTTAAATTAAGTGTCAATAAGCAGAAAATAATAATGCAAATTCTATACATAATAGACATACTAAAAGCACCACCTTTTTGCGCCTACGATAGTAGGTGTATTTTACTACCTGTATTACCCTGGAAATGTTTTATTCTATTTAAAGCTTTTTGTTATAATACTACTTTTCCACATACTTTCATATCATGATGTGACTGTACAATAATATCTTCGTATTTAGGATTAAGTGAAACTAACCTAATTACATTATCATAAATATCAACCCGTTTAATATATCCTGCTCCATCGACTATAACTAATGCGATAGTACCATCGGCAACCGTATCAGTCTTTTTAATAAATGCACAGGATCCATCACGTATCATAGGCTCCATTGAATCTCCATTTACTAACACGCAGTAATCAGCGCCTTTTGGTACTTTGTCAGCTTCAAATTCAACTTCTTCTTCATAGATATCGTCAAATAACTCTTCTCCCACTACACCTGCAGCACTAGCGTGAATACGACTTAGGGTAACCATCTGAATTACGTTATCATTTTTAGCATTCTGTTCTTCTAACTGACCGTGAGCATAGTTGAGGACGTTTTGTTGGCGAGGAGGTGTGAGTTTGTTGTATATGGAAGTGATGTCGTTGTTTTCTTTATAAGTAGTATCAATATCACTTTTAACAATACCAAAGACATCTGCTATTTTTTGGATTACACCATGCGAAGGATTAGAACGTAAATTTAAATAGTCACTTAATGTAGATGGTTTAATATTAATTAATTCTGCTAATTTCTTTTGCGTCATTCCAGTTTCTTTTAAATACTTTCTTATATTATTAGCGATTATTTTATTTCGTTCTTTATTCATAAGTCATCGCCTCCTTATTTCGTATTATACGAAATTTTCATATCATAGTAAAGAAATTTACGAAAAAAACGTATTTTGTGTTGAAAGTACGAAATTTTCGTATTATAGTAGTATTACCGAAAGGCGGTGACAACATGAAAACATTAAAAGAGTTAAGAACTGATTACGGGTTGACTCAAGAAGAGTTAGGAGATTTATTTAATGTCTCGTCACGTACAATTCAAAACATGGAAAAAGACTCGACCAATATTAAAGACAGTTTACTTTCCAAATATATGAGCGCTTTTAATGTTAAATACGATGATATTTTTTTAGGTAATGAATACGAAAATTTCGTATTTATGAATGATAAAAAGAAATCAATCATTTTAGCATTTAAAGAAAAACAAAAACAACCAACATAAAGGGGGTGGAAATAATTGTTTGAAATAGAACATATGAATGAAACATTTGATTATTCATTAGTCGACAAAGAAACGGCGGAGTTTCTGAAGGAACGTGAATACACAATTAACGGCATAGCTGAAGATGCTCGTATCAAAATAGGGCAAGAATTGCTCAAAGCAAGAGACAGACTTGCCAACCACAGAAATGGTGTTTTTAGAAAATGGCATGAAAGTGGCGGAATGGACAAAAACCAAGTTGCTTATTATATAAATTTAACTTTATTGTCTAGAAATCTAGACAATAACCAAAAAGACAACTTCCTCAACGCACCTAAATCATTACAAAAAGAAGTGATGAAAAAGAACGTGCCAAACGACTTAAAACAAAAAGTTTTGGACGGAGATATTACAACTCATAAAGAGTACAAGCAACTTCAAAAAGACAAGGAAGAATTAGAACAACAAAACGCCCAACTCCAATCACAAGTAGAACAAGCCAAACGTTCTGAGTCTATTGCACGTAAGCAACTGGAAGAAGTGGAGAATAGGGAGCCTGAGATAAAACGTGAAGTTAAGGAAGTTATACCAGCACATGTTAAAGCTCAACTTTCAGACAGACAGCAAATGATTGATGCAAAAGATAAGGAAATACAACAACTTCAAGAGAGGTTATCAAAAGCAGAAGAACAAAAACGAAAATTCGAAAAGCAAGATTACCTTGAAGAAGACGAACAAATAGCATCTCTAAGTTTTCAAGTGGAGTCTACTGTTTTAGAAATCAAAGACAACATAAATCGTTTTTTAAACGAAAATGCATCAACTGCATTCCGAGAGGCTGCAATAGCCAGAGCAAGCGAGAAAACAAAAAATCAAATTTATGACGGCGTTGAAGAATTAGAAGCGTTTTGTAGAACTATGCGACGTTCACTTAATTCAAATGTCATTGTAGGAGGTTAAACATGTTATTAGATATTTTCAAAAGTAATGAAGAAAAAGCTCAGCAACTTTCAAAAGAAACAGGATTAGCACCGCAACAAATCAATCAAATCATTAATACAACAGTAACAGCAATGTTGGGTGAGATTAAAGGCATTTTCGAACAACAACAAGAGAATCACGAAAGTACACAAAAGGCTTTGAGAGCAACTTACAAGCAGAACACCCAACTTTCAAACAAGCTAGATGAAACAAACGAACGTATTAAAAATGTTGAAGGTGAATTTTTTGAAGGAAAAGAAGAAAAAGCTTTAAAGCACACAATTGAAAAGAAAGCCAAACAAATCATTGATAAAAAAGGTAGTCAAATGAGTATCGATTTAAATATTGAAGAAAACTACTTAGATATATATCAACAAGTTGATGCCAAAGAAAAACGAGATGCACAGTATAAACGTGATTTAGGCAAATGCAAAAACAAAGTACTTAAATCGACACTTAAGTATATGGGCTACAAAGGCAATGCTTCATACAGAGATATTAAAAAACGCGATTTAGATAGAATGCTTAAATATATTTTGAGTTTAAGACCATCTGACATTGAAATTTAGGAGGATTAACGTGACAAATGAAGATGCAATAAAAGTCATCAAACTTCAACGTGAACACAGCAGACTTCTAGGTCAGATTGAAGCATACAATTCAGCTTTATCTAAGATTGAGGAGTCACGAGAATTGTTTAATGGATTATTTGATGAAACTAGAGATAAAGGAGTATTTGCTGGTATAGCAGTTATTGAAAATAAAGTAGTCATTGGGTGTCAGCAAGCTATTAAAGAGATAAAGAAGGTTTCAAAAGAAATTGATGCACTTGCTGGAATCGATACTGATGATACAGTGACTAATTTAGAAGAGTGGAAGATGTTAAATCAGTAAAATCCTACCCACAATCGAACAACCAAATTAAGGAGGACAATATGAACATTCAAGAGGCAACAAAGTTAGCTATGGAAAGAGGTAAGTCTATTTATAGAAAAGATTTAAGAAATAAAGGGTTAAGAGGCGAAATCTTGCCTACAAACGACTCGTATCACGGTATGCTGTATACCATTCCAGATAAGAAGTCCTATAAGCAAAGATGGCAACCGTTGGCAGAGGACTTAGTATCTGATGAATGGTTTGTGACAGGAGAGGAATTAAGCTCCTACTAGTTTTTTTAAATCTATTAAAGCGTTTATGAATTTTTTAGCATTATTTTTATATAAATTTTCTATTTCGATGATTGCTTTAGGATTGATTATTAGTTCAGCGAACCCGCCATCGCCATATCCAAGTGTAACGTATTCATTTGAAGAAAGCTCTTTTGTGTAATTCACAAAGTCGTCAAAATTAAAACCTAAAAAATAATCATGATGCACTTGTTCATCATCATAAAAATAACGAGCCATTTCTTCAGAATACCCTTCATCTAAACGGTCTTTATATATTTTATAAAAATGATGCAAAACAAAATTTGCTTCGTTTGTAAGCATATTTATCACCTCCTAATAAGGAGTATAGCAGAAAGGAGCATAAACAATATGCAATATTTTAAACCAATTAAAAAAGCACTCTTAATAGTAACTACTGCAATAGTCACTAAAAAGATGCTTGAAAGAAATAGTTCGAAAGTTGTACATCAACTAAACATTAACGCTAAAGACTTAGAAATTAAGCAATTGAAAATTAACAAAGCAATACGTGAACTCGAAAAATCCCGAGAAACTATTGATGAATTAATTGATGAAGGCATCACATTCGAAACTACTTTCGCAAGAACGTAAGAAAAGTATAGCACAACAAATATTAATAGGAGGATAACTAATGACTAAACAAACTATAGGTGAATTTAAAGGGTCCGACCTAAAATTCGAAATACCAAATAGACCTACTCAAGATGAGGAGGCGATGAAATTAATCGCTAAAGCAGCAGAGTGTCTTAAAGGCGAGGAAATCAACATGCGTCCATTAATTGAGTCCCCAATAAAAGAAATACGTGTATCAGCGTTATTCATGAAGCTACAAAAGTTCTTATTAGACAACAAAGTAATTGAAGAAGAACGAAAGGTGCTAGCTCGCATGCTCAATGCTTATTACACAAAGTAGGAGGTAACCTTTATGTTTCAAACAATACAAGTAACTGTACCGATTCCTGATGACCACATTATCATTTCTAAAGCTGAATATAAGGAACTTGTAGATAGCAGACCCGTGAATATGACATTGCAGGAAGTCGCGGATATGTTTCCTTGCAGCAAACAATGGTTTAAAGAAAATGTTTTAGATAACGATTATTTCAGAAGTAAAATTGAATCTTTCTCAACATTTCCAACAGCAGATGGTAAAGGTCATTACAAATTTGACAGGAAAGAAATGATGAAGTTTTTAAAACAATATAACAAACAGATACATGAGTATGTAAGATTCGAAAGGAGTAAAAAATGAATAAATTGATAGCATTAATAATCGCTATGACAACAACCTTTGTAGTAACAACTCCCTTCGCATTTGAGGCGTACTTCACTACGACACTCACAATCGCCACATGGACTATGATAGGAAGCTACTACGCAGCTAAGTATGTAATCAACACATTAAAAAAGACTGAATGCTAGCAGCAACTAGCAAACAGTCGAGGTCGGAGAATTAACATTAGATTCCGACCCCATTATAACAAAAATGGAGGTAAACGCAAATGTATTACGAAATCGGACAAGAATTTTCGAAAACAATCACGATAGATGGATTCAAATTTTACATGTATGTAGCCAAAACAGAATTCGGCGTCGATGTAACGATTCAAGATCGTGATGACAATACTGTCAGTGGAATCGAAATCAATGACGTATCAGGTATGGAAAGTGCCACAGATATTTTAATGAATGATGCGCGAACATGGATTGACGAAAATGTTGATGAGCAAGACCACATAATGAATCGACTATTAGGAGGGTTTCAATGAGTAACTTATTCGATCTAAACGAAAACGAACTTGAAATTCTTGAAATGCTTGAAAATGAAGAGTTGAGTTTCGAGGACGTAAAAGACACTTTGGACTCAATTCGAGAAGAACAAAAACGTAAATACGATTTTATGCAAAAAATGATTCTGTCATTAAAAGGTGATGTGAATACATTAAAAGAGCGTGAAACATCACTAAATAAACGAAGAAAGTCCTATGAAAATAAAATAAAATCACTACAAAAATACATGTTAGATTCTATGAAGTATAAAGGCGAAACGAAATTTAAAACTGAAGAATTTACTTACTTCATAAGAAAATCAGAAACCACACAAATTGAAGATGAGAATGTAATACCTGATAAATATAAAACGCCTCAACTTCCTAAAATAGATAAGACACAAATCAAAAAAGACCTAAAGTCAGGTATCGAAGTGTCGGGTGCTTCACTTATCGAAAATGAAAGTTTAGGGGTGAGATAGATGGCAGAGGCATTAAACTTATATCAAAAAATAGCAGATGTTAAAGCGAACATAGATGGCTTCACTAAAGACACTAAAAGTTACAACTACAGTTATGTAAGTGGTTCGCAAGTATTACACCGCATCAGAAATAAAATGATTGAACATCGCCTATTGCTTGTACCTAGTACCACGCAAGAAAACTATAAGCAAATAGAAGTTACTAGATTCAATAAAAAGGCAGGGCGTGAAGTAACTGTATCAGAGTTTGTTGTAGAAATGCAGTTGACTTATACATGGATCAATGCAGATAAACCTGATGAACAAATGGAAGTTACATTCTATTCAGTAGGTCAACAAGATGATGTTTCGAAAGCACATGGAACAGCATTAACTTATTCAGAACGATATTTCTTAATGAAGTTCTTCAATATTCCTACAGATGAAGATGACGCAGATGCTAAACAAAAACAAAGCCAGTATTCTACATCTTCAGAAAGACTAAAAGAATTGGTAAAAGAAGAAGCTGATAGATTCATCAAAATAGCTACAGAAAGTAATGTGTACGAAAAATATCAAAAACAAATAGATAAATTAAAAAATATGGATGTAGACTCTTTGGACAAGAGCCAAATGAACCAAACTAGAAATTCAATAAAAAAATGGTTAGGAGAAATTGAATAATGGCGAATTCAGTAATTTTAACAGGAAGAATCACTAAAGATTTGGAACTAAAGCCAGCAGGACAAACACAAGTTACAAACTTCTCAATGGCAGTAGACAATCCATTCAAAAAGGATGACGCATCGTTCTTTGACATCGTAGCTTTTGGTAAGACGGCAGAGCTACTCAATAACTACTGTGGTAAAGGGAGCAAGATTTTAATCGAGGGCAACCTCAAACAAGATAGATTCCAAGACAAAGAAGGTAACAATCGTTCAGTAGTGCGTGTCATTGCTAACAGAGTTGAGTTTTTAGATAGTAAAGGTCAATCAAATGGCCAACCTAAACAACAACAAGGGCAAGCACAAGACAATCCTTTTGATAACGGTGCTGACTTTGATGAGGAATTACCGTTCTGATTGGACGTGATTAGATGCCTTTAATTACTAGCTACATCACTCAAGATGACGGCACAACAACTGTTGTCATCTCGGGTGTTGAATTAGGCGATAAGGAAACGTTGCTACTCGATAATGGATTCGATGTAGAGGTTGACGTCAACGTCGTAGATCCGTTCCAAATCACTGGCAAACAACGCCGTAAGATATTCGCTTTAGTCAAAGACATAGAGCAGCATACAGGACAGCCTATGGACTATATGAGGCATATGTTCATCGAGTATGTAAGAACCTACTACGGCTATGATAAACGCATTTCATTAAGTGACTGTACACGTACACAAGCAAATCAAGTCATCGAAGTGATATTAGATTGGGTGTTTCACAACGATATACCACTTAATTACAAGACAAGTGATTTACTAAAGCAGGACAAATCATTCCTCTACTGGTCAACAGTCAATCGTAATTGCGTTATCTGCGGTAAACCTCACGCTGAACTTGCACATTATCATGCAGTAGGCAGAGGGCGCAATAGACGCAAAATAAACCATACGAACAACAAAGTATTAGCTTTATGTCCGCAACATCATCGAGAGCAGCACAACATTGGAATGGATAGTTTCAATGACAAGTACCACCTGCACGACAGTTGGGTTGATGTGGATGAACGACTTAATAAAATGTTGAAAGGAGAGAAGATAAATGGCAACTTTTAGAGTTTATAAAGAATCAGGAAATTTCGTAACGGTTCACAAAGATTTTATACATGATTCTAATATAAGTTGGAAAGCAAAAGGTATTCTACTTTATTTGTTAAGCAGACCTGATGACTGGCAAATTTACGAGACTGAATTGGTAAAGCATTCGGTTGACGGGCTAAGTGGTTTAAAGTCTGGAATTAAAGAATTAGAAGAAATAGGGTACATTCAGCGAAATAGAAAAAGAGATGCCAAAGGTAGGTTGAAAGAATATGAATATGCTGTATATGAACAACCTAACCACATTCGATTTTCCAACGTAGGAAATTCCTACATAGGAAAAACCTACGTAGGAGAATCGCATCCTACTAATAATAATAGTACTAATAATGATTTAACTAATAATAAAGACACTAATAATGTGACAGACGAGACGATTAAAATATTTCAATTAGTTAGTAAAGAACTAGAAACAATACAAAGTCCTTTAAAAGTACAACAACTAGAAAATGAAATTGAATCATTCAAAGAAGATAAATTAGAGATTGTAGAACTAGCTATTAACTACTGTAAAGAGAAAAACAAAGGTATTAACTACCTTATCAAAATTTTAGAAAACTGGAATAAAGAAGGTATTACAACTAAAGATCAAGCAGAACGAAAAATAAGACCTAAACAAACAACTAACTCAATACTTGATGAACTTGAGAGTGAATTAGGTGATGACTAATGCCAATGTTAAAGAAAGAGGCTCTGTATATATTAAGGCTTGTCAACGACGTCTACACTATGAATTTGACAAAAGAAAAGGCAAGCACATGGATAGAAATACTATCCGAAAAAGGAGATTACGAACCTACATTACGTAAGACTAAAAACTACATTGCTAATAATGGATACAAACCAAAAGTGGCTGACATTCTAGCGTATAAACCTAAAGAGTTTAATTATACGCAAGTGCCAGAGGAACAAACAAAAGAATATTTGCTAAAAAATGACCCTGAATATCAAAGAGGGTTAGAAGAAGCAAGGGAACGTTGGCGTCGCATGAGGGAGGAGTTAGGATTTGACACGGATTGATAGATACACTACTGAAAAAAGTCTTATATCTAATCTTATGCGCAACCCACAATTACTAAGCAAGTTAAAACTGAAACCTGAGATGTTTGAAAACGAAGATGCACGAAAGTTTGTTGAGTATGTACTTGATAAAGGGAAGGTCGACTTAAACGACATTTACTATAAGTGTCGTAATGATAAAGATTTTATACCCACAAAAACATTATCGGAAATCTATAACTTTGATATCGCTGAAGTATCTTATTTTATGGATGATCAACTGAATATATTGAATGACTACATTGTGAATGAATCCGTTAATAAGATTAATGAATATCTACAAGAGCCTGACGGACAAAATTTAAAAGTATTAACAGATGAAATTAAAACACTTCAAGAATTGAATATTGAAAAGACTAACCCTACCGATATGTTTCTTGAAGAAATCATGACCAATGTGTTGAGTGATAAACCTAGGGAGTTTATTAAGACGAAGTACAACAGTATTGATAACAAAATATTAGGGTTTGAGAAATCACAACTCAATATATTGGCTGGTCGTCCTTCTACTGGTAAAACAGCATTCGCTTTAAATATTATGTGGCGTATTGCACAACAAGGTTATCCCACATCGTTTTTCAGTTTAGAGACTGGAGGGACGAATATAGGAGAACGCTTAATATCGATGATTACCAATATCCCACTAACAAAGATTAAGCAATCACAAGGGTTATCTTTGGACGAAACAAATCAAATTATGGACGCCATTAACCAAATTAAGCAGTTACCGCACTTATCTATACACGACGGCGCAGTAATAACACCTAGGGATATTCGCGAGCAGGCAATCCAAGAAAGCGATAAACCGCACGTGATATTTATCGACTATTTAACACTTATGAAGTCAGATATACCGATGAAAGAACGCAGACTTGAAGTTGAGAAAATAAGTCGAGACCTCAAAATTATCGCCAAAGAGACAGGGTGCGTCATTATAGCACTTGCGCAGTTAAGTCGTGGAGTTGAATCTCGACAAGACAAACGACCTATGATGAGTGATTTAAGAGAAACCGGCGGTATTGAACAAGATGCACATTTCATATTCATGTTATATCGAGATGACTACTACGATAAGGATCTAGTAGATAACGAAACTGGTAAATCAGATATCGAAGTTAACGTTGTTAAAAATAAAGACGGTGAGACTGGTGTGGTTCAAATGGAATTTTACAAGAAAAGTCAGAGGTTCTATTAATGACAGTTGGAGAAATGCAAGATTTTTTAGGAGACCTCTACAGAGGCACATATAGGGGCGATACGCTCATTCAAATCAATCTGGTACAAATGGGTTGGGCAATTGAAAGATTGCTTTCTAGAGGGCAAATTACGCCATTTGACGACTATGACAAAGTAAGTCACTTCATCTTTGATGAAATCGACTTTACACAAAGGAGTAGACATGACAGAAACTAGAATCGAAATATTTTACTTGGAAAATGATAGAAATCTTGGTAATCCGAAAGGGTCATCTAGACCGAGATTTAGTGGTGGTGGGCATACTTACATGCCTGCACCTTATGTAAAGCATAAAAAATTTGTAGCCGATCAGTTACCACACTTGATGATAGATAAGCCAATAAGACTAACGGTTGAATTTTACTTCAAACCTAGTAAGTCGTGGCCGAAGTATAAAAAAGAAGCGTGTATCGGCAATCATCACACTATAAAGCCTGATATCGATAATTTACTTAAGACAATATTAGACGCTGGTAACAATCTATTGTGGGTGGACGACACGCTGATTTATGAAATCAGAACATTCAAAAAATATGCAGAGACTGCACGGACAGTATTAACAATTAATGAAATGGAAGGTGATTAACATGCGAACAGTAATAGCGTTAAAACGGAATGGAGAAAAAATAGCACAAACAGAAATGGACAAATACGACAAATATCATACTGAAAAGGCATATCAGGAGTACAAAAGTAAACGTAAGGAGAAGCCGTGGCTTAAAACGGTACCACAGTCGGTTAAAGCAAGTCATGCGTATTACGATTTATGCAGATTTGCAGGTGTGCCAGTAAAACAAAAAGAAATTAAACGTTATCCTGCTAAATCGAAAGAAAAGAAATTACCTAAAATTCCCGGTGATCATTCACGTGAATTTATGATTAACGGTTACGTAGTGTCGGTAAGACAGTTAGCTAAATTGTTAGACATGCGTTACGAGGTTGTAGATAACAGATTGCGTAACGGCGTTACGCCTGAAGAATTACTTGAGAAAAAGGGCGTGAAATTATGAAAATCAGAGAATTAAACATTGACGATAAGGTTTCATTCTATGTGGATGAAAAACTGTATGAAGGCAAAGTCACTGAACTTTATTACAACTTCATAGGCAAAGAGAATGCAGAAATAGAGTTAGAAAATGGATTTTATTATTACCTTACAGATGACGATGATTGGGAGGTTATTTATGACTAAAAAAGATGTGGTTAACCAACCACCACACTACACATACGGTGATATAGAAGTTATTGACTATATAGAGCAGGTCACTAAAGATTACCCTGCAGAAATGGCGTTTGCGATAGGCAATGCAATTAAGTACATCAGTAGAGCGCAACATAAGAACGGTAAAGAGGATTTGGCAAAGGCACGTTGGTATTTACAAAGAGCGTTTGATAATTGGAGTGATAAGCGATGAAACAAGTCTATTTAGGCGGTGGCATGTTAGATCTAGGTGACCAAATGAGACGTGAATACGAAAAAGCAGAATTGACTAAATTAGGTTACAAGGTTTATGCGCCACAAGATGATAAAGATATTAATGATAAAGATAATGCAAATCAAGACAATTTAGCAGAACGAATTGTATTGAATGACACGTTAGGTATGCAGAGTAGTCAAATCTTGATATTCGATTACCTCCCACACAATCAAGGTACGATTTGTGAAATGGGATTTGTACAGTACATGCTTAAAGATTTATCCCGGTTAAGTACACCTATTCATGCAATACCTAAAGTATACGTCCAATGTACAGATGTTAGACAAGGTACAGGTCATATATCTAAAGAGCAGGACAGACAGGAGTTTTCAATTAATCAATATGTATATGGCGTAATCTTAGAAATTACAGAGGGCAGAGGGATTCAGACATTCTATGAGATACTGGAGGACTTAAAAATATGAACACATTCCACTTATACAACAGTGCTGAAGAAAAAGTATTGATCGCGCGTGAAACCGATGGAGGTTATAACATGCGAGGCTTTCCACAATCACACTTCAGTCACATTGATGATTTCTTTACTTACTCAGAATTCAACGAATACAAGGCAATACACAATCTGATGTATGCAGAGGAGTTAGGCAGTCAGATTAGCATTTTTGATATATAGGGGGGATTAAACATGGTAAAAATTAAAACTAAAAGAGAAATGACGTTACCAGAACTGATTCAATGGGGGTTGGAGAATGGTGAAGAACATAGAAATTTTCGTGGCAGTAACGATGGAGAAGTTTGTTTTCATGATGGTAGTTGGGTGTCTATTGAAATAGCGGTCGAACCGGATGAAACTTTCACGGTTGAAATTGAAGAAGAAATTACAGAGGAGACGAAAATACCTGTGTTAATAGAAGTAGCCAAGGTAAATAAAAGCGATGATAAAAACTTACATGTTTATTATTACCGAGGAATCTCTATATTTGAAGCAAAGACTAATACAATAGAATCTAAAGCCTTCTACATGCTCAACGACGACATGACAATGACGCTGATTTGGAAAAATGGGGCGATGATTGAATGAAATTAACATTGTATGACTTAACAAATTCTCAAAATGATATACGTAAATATTTGGTATCGAAATCGAAAATATATGTAAACGGAGATAAGTTGTATGACGTAGTGATTGAAGTAGATGATTACAAATCAGAACGTGACACATTGATTGAAGATATCGCAAAGTTACGTGCAGAGCGGGACATGTACAAACGAAAACTAGATGATGTGGTGGATTTATTTACACGCCACATCAATTACAAATTATCAGTCAGTCACAACACGTGGTACATCAACTTGCGTCATAAATTAGATGAGGTGCTTAAAAATGACGCTAGATAAACAATTATACATTTTCAAAGCCAAGGTATTGCGTGTCATCGACGGGGATACATTGGTTATTGATTTAGATATGGGGTTTGAAACGCACACGATTAAACGCGTTAGATTACTCGGCGTGGATACACCTGAACGTGGCAAACGCGGTTACAACGAAGCGAAAGCATTTACGACTCAAACTGTATTAGGCAAGGATGTGTACGTGCAGACATATCAAGCCGATGCGTTTGGTAGATACCTAGCTGATGTGTGGTATCAAGAGGGTGATAACGAGTTTAGATTAAGTCATGAGTTAAGTGTACGTGGATTAGTTAAGGAAGGCAGTAAATGGAATGAGGAGGACGAGTAAATGAATCAATTAATCGAAAAAGTAGAACAATGGAGCATTGATAAAGGATTAGATAAAGGCAATAGCTTTACGCAATATGCAAAAAGCGTTGAAGAAATGGGAGAAGTTGCAGGCGCTTTGTGTCGTAACCGCAGACACGATTTAAAGGACGGTATAGGCGATGTATTGGTTACCTTAATCATATTAGCTCAACAGAATAATGTGACGATTCAGGAGTGTTTAGAGCAAGCATATGGAGAGATTAAAGACAGAACAGGAGAAATGTCGGAAGACGGAAGTTTCATCAAATCCGACGACTTGTAGTAAAGACGTACTACAACGAATCAAGGAGTTACTTAATAAGGAGTGATGGTGTGGAAATCAAATCAACGTTAGATGTACTGTCAGAGGCTGGAGAAATGCAGCTTAACGGAGAAGTTGAAGATATTGTTGTATGTATTAGAAAACCTGATAGAGATATAACTGTTATGCATAGTCCTATGTACCTACTCGAGGTGGTAGGATTGTTGGAAATGAGTAAATACATGACGATGGAGGAGTGATCATATGAAGTATTTAAGAGTGGTATTACACACGCTGGTAACGATTCTGATTTATGAGGGTGCTAAGGCGTTGATGAGTAGGGAGTTAGGTGATGAATAATGTATGTAGCGTTAATTATAATACTATCACTTTTATCAATAGTACTGCTGATACACAATACAATACTACAAAAGAGAAATGAGTTACTTCACTACTCATTAAGTGTGCTTGTTGGTCATATATTTGATGAACGTGGAGAAGATTATGTGAAGAAGCTGATGAAGTAGGAGGTATAAAGGTGACGATGTTGATAATTGTTGTTGGAATAGTACTTATCTTGCTAGCAGTAATTGTTGTACAACAATTAGGTATTAGGCAATTAACAAGAGATGTTATTTCAAAAGATAAAATGTTGGTACAAAGTTGGAGTCTTCAACAGTTTGAAAAGCCTGATAGAACTAAGTCAACTGAGAAACTTGCATTAGAGTATCTCGAAAAATTTAAAAAAGGAGCTGACGATATGATTAAAAAAGCTACAGAGAAACCAAGGGAAGTAGAATATATTGAATTTAATGGATATGAGAATTTTGAAGAAGTGTGTGAATTTGTGGGTTGTCACTATGAAGGGATTTTATTAAAAGTTAATAGATCTGGTAAAGAAGTAATAGACATTCCTAGAAAAGGGTGTTTTCCTGTAGGTACTATTTTTTATAGATATTTAAATCCTGAATATGCGCATCTTTCAAACCACGAAACTGGAGATTATATCTACGATGTAATGCCAAAAGATAAATTCTTTTGTATTTATGGATAGGAGGTAACGCATTAAATTAGGCAAAGCAGATATACCTAAACTAGAGGAGTTGGATTGATATATGGATAACATATTTAAATTAGACGGTACAAAGAAAGATGATATTAACATAAAGAATCAAATATATGAGCTGAACCAGTAACTACCAATTATTATTGAGATAGCTAAGATGAAATCTGCCTATCAACGTGAAAGGTATACGGATTTAAGAAAAGAAGGCTCTACAGAAGAACAGGCTTTGGAAATTATAAAGGCAGAACGTACACCTTTTGATCAATAAATTTATGGAGGGAATAAATGTATACGTCGAATGACATAAGAGAAATGTTTAAAGATTATAAATGGATGACTAATGAATTAGAGGGCGCAATGCTAATAAAAGTGGATAGCACATCAATAGCTCAATACGGCGAGGAAGCTGTACAACCTAAACCACAAGGGTTTACTACAGACAAGATTTGCAACATAATATTGAAAAAAGAAAAGCAAGATAAGAAGTTGGTTAAATGGGCAAGTAAGGTTAAGTTCATTGATGAGTGCGAAGATTTATTTACAAAGGATTTAGATATATTTATTTATCGTAAGTTAAAACAAAATTATTCACATACTATGATTGGAGTAATAAGTGGTAAAGATAAAACGACTATCAGTAATAGGGTGACTAAGATTGTTGAAGTCATGAGTAATGCGTCAAAATCGTCGAATTCGTCAAATTCGTCAAAATAGAAGTTTTTGTAATGATATTATTATATTCATTAAAATAACCTTAGAGGTTATACTCTCAAATAAAATAACAAAACATAATCACTAGGCACTGTTAACCACAGTGTCTTTTGTTATAGTCATTATTCCCTAACTTAAATACATATGTTATAATATATGCAGGAGGTAAATCAAGATGAGCTCATCTAAAGAAGTTATTAAGAAGATTGAGCAAGACGGATGGTATCTTGTAAGAGTGGTTGGTAGTCATCATCACTATAAGCATCCAACTCGTAAAGGTAAGGTCACTGTTCCGCATCCGAAGAAAGATTTACCGCGTGGAACAGAGCGCTCAATCTTAAAGCAAGCAGGGCTATTATAGTCCTCTTGCATCTTCTTGATATGGAGGGATTAATATGAAGTATCATTTCTATGCAGTATTGCAGCGAGAAGGCAATGAGTATAACGTATACTTTCCAGATTTACCTGGTGCATTAACATGTGGTAGTAATATAGAAGACGCTGTATTTATGGCACAAGATGTATTGGAAGGACATTTGCTAGTAATGGAAGATGATGGAGATGATATACCTGCACCATCTGAGTATAAGGAACTTATCAACGATTTAAATGATAATGAGCAATTACAATTGGTTACTGTCGATACTAAACTTGTTAGAATCAAAGAAGAAAATAAGACAGTGAATAAGATGGTCACATTGCCAAAATATATGGTTGTGTTAGGTAAAGAGAAAGGTGTTAACTTTAGTCGGACATTACAAAGAGCATTGAAAGAAGAATTAAATATATGAGATTAAGACATCACATTGTGTGGTGTCTTTTTAATTATGTGTGAGGTATATTTATGGAAATCATTATTGTATATGGTCCACCTATGAGTGGTAAGACCACTTATGTTAAACAACATATAACTGATGACGATATGGTCTATGATTATGACGCTATATCACAAGCGATAACGTTTAGTAGTTATCAACAACATATGTCACAAGCTCATAATACTTGCTTGCTTGTACGTAATATGATGTTAGATTACGCACAACATATCGATAATGGCAAGTTGTATATCATTACTACTTACTTATCTAAGAAGATAACTGATAGAACATCTAACTATCACACAGTTAGAATGGACACAGATATAGACACGTGCATTGAACGTGTGAACAAGAGCGATAGACCCGACAAAGATAAAGTAAAGCAAGTGATAAGAGAATGGTTCAACGACGGCCGAAGTAAACCAGCGAGCGATCGTAAAGTAGATAAAGAAACAATGAGATTTTATAAATCACGTAAGTGGAGAGAGATAAGACAGAGAGTCTTGGAAAGGGATAATTACGAATGTCAAGAATGTAAAAAACAAGGGATTGTTAAGACTATAGATCATACAAAACATAAATCTCTTGACGTTGACCATATTAAAGAGTTAGATAGTAATCCGCATTTGGCTTACGATATGGATAATTTAGTAACTTTGTGTGTGAGTTGTCATAACAAAAAGCATAATAGATATCAAAAAGGCAAACCATTTCCGAAAAAAGAAACGAAATGGACCGGTGATGAGTGGTGGTGAGAAAATGAATAGCCCCCCACTTAAATATTTTTGGATTAAATTGTTAAAGGGGAAACGGGGCAGGGGACTCTTTTCCCGATATTTATTGTGAATTTTTCACATACGACCCTCCCCGTCAGAAATGAGGTGAATTGAAATGGAAAGAAACCAAGAAGAAATTAAACAACATGAAGCGAGAGTTGAAAAAGAGAAAAAGCGATTAGATAAAGTATTCAAATCCATTCCTGATGACAAAAAGCGTGTTGCACAAGGTTTAATTGTTCAAGCTGCAAGAATGCGTGTTTTATTAGATGATGCGTGGTTAGACATTCAAGAAAAAGGTGATTACGAGTTATTTACTCAATCCGAAAATGCGCCAGCATACGAAAGAGAAAGACCTATTGCTAAATTGTTCAACTCAAGAGATGCGGCTTATCAAAAAATAATCATGCAGTTATCTAAACTTCTCCCAGACGAAATAGAGGTAGTTGTCGATAAAGAGACTGGCAATTTAAGGAGTTTGTTGAATGGTAATAAATAAACACGTTAAATGGTATATAGATAAATACAAGCATGGTGAAATCAGGCTTAATAGTGATAGGATAAAACTTATTGATCATTTAGAAAATAATGTCTTATACAGAGATGATTTGTATTTTGATAATGAACAAATTGAACTGTGTATCGCTTTTATTGAACGGTTTTACTTTAAATTACAACCATTTCAAAAGTTCTTGATTGCGTTTGTATTCTTATTTGATGAGGAAGATGAATTATATTTCGAGCAATTCTTTTGGCTTGTAGCCCGTGGTGCAGGTAAAAACGGTCTGATTAGCGGTTTATCAACATACTTCATTAGCGAATTGCATGGTATCGATAACTATGATGGTACAGTCGTTGCGAACACAGAAAAGCAAGCTAAAACGTCATTCGAAGAAATGCATAGAATGATAATCAAACACGGTTTATACGAGGGTAAGATAAACGATGTAGAAGGTGAGGGCGTATTTGACCTTACAAAACTGAGAATCACATCTACAAAAACTCAAAGTAAATTTGAATATGCAACAAGTAATGCAGGTAGTAAAGATGGTGGACGTGAAGGTTTTATTATTTATGATGAGGTTCATAGATATGAAAACAATGATATTGTAGACGTGTTCTCTAGTGGTTTAGGTAAAGTTAAGCATCCTAGAGAGTTTTTTATAGGTACTGATGGATTTGTTCGTGAAGGTTTCCTAGATAAGATGAAAGAACGCTCTAAGGAGATATTAGAAGGACGCGCGACTGATGACCGTCTATTTCCTTTCATTTGCCGATTAGACAAACGGGAAGAAAAAGACGCCCCTAGCACATGGTCTAAAGCAAACCCGATGTTCGAAGAACCTATGAGTGATTACGGTAAACGTCTTTTTCGTAAAGTATTAAATCAATATCACGATTTAAAACACAGTCCAAGTGGCTATGAAAACTTTATGACTAAACGTATGAACTTGCCCGAAGAAGATTCTAGTAAGATTGTCGCTTCACGTGATGAGGTACTTGCCACAAATCGTGATATACCACCACTAAAAAATAAAACAGCTATTGGTGGTGTGGATTATGCGAGCATAAAAGACTTTGCAGCTGTAGGTTTGTTGTTTAAACAAGGTGATAACGTTGTTTGGTTCTCTCACTCATTTGCGCGTAAAGAGTATTTGGACCAAGCACAGTTAAAGCCTCCTATCAAAGAATGGGAGAGACAGGGGCATTTGACAATTGTGGATGAACCATCGATTAATACGGCGCATATAGTGAATTGGTTTATAAAAATGCGCGAAAAATATGCGATTCAAAAAGTAGTTGCAGATAATTTTCGTATGGATTTAATGCGTCCTTTATTCGAAGAAGCCGGATTTGAAATTGAAGTGTTAAGGAATCCAAGAGGAGTACATAGTAAACTAGCACCTCGTATAGAAACGTTATTTGCAAACCACAGAATTATATTCGGAGATAATCCTTTAATGCGCTGGTATACAAATAATGTTGCTGTTCAAGTTAAAAAAGATGGTAATAAAGAGTTTATTAAAAAAGATGAACACAGACGTAAAACTGATGGATTTCATGCTTTCTTACATGCTTTATATAGTATAGATGAAATACAAGAAATTGATTTAGATAAAGCGTTCGACTTGTTAGATCAACTTAACTTTTAGTAATAAAGGAGGTGGTTAATTGAGTTTTTTAGATGTAGTGTTTAAACGCAATTTAGAAGTAAGAGATATGCTCGATTTAAAATTAGAGAACGACCCTGCAAGTCGTTCATATTTAAAACGTATGGCTCTTGAAACATCAATTAATTTTATCGCAAGAACATTTAGTCAATCAGAGTTCTGGGTTAAAGATGGCCAGGAATTAAAAAGAGATAAATTGTATTATAAGTTGAATGTTAGGCCTAACACAGATTCAAGTGCATCAGATTTTTGGCACAAAGTTATTTATAGATTGGTTTACGATAATGAGGTTTTAATTATTAAAACTGATTCAGATGATTTGTTGATAGCTGATGATTTTTACAGAGAAGAATTTGCGGTTTACGAAGATATTTTTAAAGATGTTGTAGTAAAAGATTTCAAATTTGAACGTTCATTTAAGATGAATGAAGTCATCTATTTGAACTATAACAACGATAAATTACAACGTTTTGTTGAAAGTTTATTTGCTGATTATGGTGAATTATTTGGTCGTATGATGGACACACAACTACGGATGAACCAAATAAGAGGTGTTGTAAGAACTACTAAAGGTGCTGGGGAATTAGACAACGCTAGTATGCAGAGAATGCAAAAATTTATTAACAAAATATATGGACAACTTAATAATAATGGCACGGCAATCGTTCCTGAAATACCACCGTTTCAATTTGAAGAAATTTCTAAGAATAATTCATCAGGTAGAGATAACAGTGGCGAAAACTTACAAAAAGTTAAACGCATGATTATTGATGATGTCGCTAAAATTATAGGTATTCCATCGAATTTGATACATGGTGATGTCGCTGATTTAAGTAATGCTATGACTGCATATATTGATTTTTGTATTAATCCTTTAATCACAAAAATAGAAGACGAGTTGAATAGCAAATTTTTTACAGAAACCGAATTTTTAAAAGGGAAACGTATAAAAGTTGTTGGTATCAACGCGGTAGATCCAATTAAGAACGCTGAAAAAGTAGATAAATTAATATCATCAAGCGCAGCTAAACAAAACGAAGTACGTGAAATGCTCGGTCTTGCACCTGTTGACGGTGGAGACCGTTTTATTTTGACTAAAAACTATCAAACTGAAGATGACTTGAAAGGGGGTGAGAATGAAAATGAAGACGAAACAAGAGCTAATGAAAGCAACGTCTAAATATGCTTTTAAAAATGAAGTGAAAGACGGTAAGGTCGTTCTCACTCTTAGTGGTCCTGTTGCAGAAACCTCAATTTTTGCAGATGAAACCATTAATAGCCATGATATCGCAGAAGCTTTGGACGGTGTCGATAAAGACATTTTAATTCGCTTAAACAGCCCAGGTGGTGATGCTTTTCAAGGGATTGAAATTTATAACTATTTAAAGAATCATTCATCACATATTACAGTTGAAGTGACTGCATTAGCTGCAAGTGCTGCTTCTATTATTGCTATGGCAGCGGACGAACTTATCATGAGCAAGGGTGCTGCATTAATGATTCATGAGGCTGCGACAATTGCAATCGGTAATAAAGCAGATGTTAAAAAGACATTAAATGCTTTAGAAACAGTAGATGCATCGATTGTAGAAGTTTACAAAGATAAAACGGGACTTGATGACAAAGAAATCGAGCAACTTATGACTGCTGAAACTTGGTTTACAGCGAAAGATGCTGTTGATAAAGGGTTTGCGGACAAAACTAAAGATACGGTTGAAACACCTAAAGAAACTCAAGATGATGTGAAAAACAATAGTGAAATGATTGCTATGAAAAATGAAATCGAGGGATTGAAAATTCAACTATCTAATTTCAAAAATAGTGAACATAAACCAAAGAAAAAACGATATTTATAGGAGGAAAAATTATGACAATGAAATTTAAAGATTCAATCAACAAAGATGTTGAGAATTTAAAGAACGAATATTTTGAGGCAGTGCGTAATGACGCTGACTCAGAAACGATTGAGAATAAATATGCAGAATACATGGCTGCTTTCTCATCTAATTTGCATGACAACATTTTAAAAGATGCGCGCGAAGAGGCTTTAAATGCTAATACAGACGAACAAGTATTAATGAAGCGTGGTCAAAACGTATTAACATCTGAAGAAAAACGATTTTTCACAAATTTAGTTGAAGATGATGCTAATTTAGACACTTATAAGGAAGAAATCATCTTACCTGAGACGACTGTTTCTCGAGTGTTTGAAGATATGCAAAGCGAACGTCCTTTGTTATCTAAAATTAATTTCCAAATCGCAGGTATTAAAACGCGTATTATTGCAGGTGATCCTGATGGAGCTGCAATGTGGGGTGAGATTTTCGGTAAAATTCAAGGACAAATTCAAGCTAATTTCCGTGAATACACATTCTCTCAAAACAAACTAACAGCATTTGCGATTGTACCTAAAGATTTATTAGACTTTGGTCCAGAATGGGTAGAGCGTTATGTTCGTTTGCAACTAGCAGAAGCTATGGGAGCTAAATTAGAAGAAGGTATTGTAAAAGGTAATGGCCCAGTACAGAATCAACCCGTTGGATTAATTAAAGATATGGTAAAAGATGAAAGTGGCAATATTACTTCTGTTAAAGATAAAACAGAAAAAGGTAAACTTACGTTCGTCGATGCTAAAACGACGGTGACTGAATTATCAAATCTTATGAATTCGCTATCTGTAAAAGAAAATGGTAAGCGTATTAACATTTCAGGAAAGGTGTCATTACTTGTTAACCCTGACCAATTATTTGCAATTCAAGCTAAATACACGATTCAAAACGCTAATGGTCAATGGGTTACTTCATTACCTTTCAACTTAGATATTTTACCATCTGAGTTTGTTGAAAAAGGTAAAATTATTGCTTTTGTTCCATCGCGTTATTATGCGATGTATAAAGGTGCTACACAAATTCGCGAATACGGCGAAGTATTGGCTCTTGAAGATGCTAATGTTTACATTGCTAAACAATATGCGCATGGTATGCCAGATGATAATAAGGTAGCTGAGGTTTATTCTTTTAGTGATGTTGTAGCGTCTGACTCCGAAGAATCAGATGTAGGTGCGTAATTGGAAGAGGTGGTTAAATGATCACTCAAAATCACGTTGAAGAAATGAAAAGACGATTAAAAATATTTCACACCTTCGAAGATGAGCACATACAATCATTGCTCGAACAATCCTATGAGGATATTAAACATCGTTGCCAAGAGTTTGATATGGAGAAGAACAAAAGAGGCTCTGAACTTGTTTATGAGCGCACAAGGTACGCTTATAATGACAGTTTAGAGTTTTTCCATGATAACTTTCTAGGACAAATCACCTCTTTCGCGTTAGAAAACATGAAGGAGGTTGATTATGAACAAGAATTATAGACCACCTAAAATAAGTAGCGGTGACTTGCGAGTTCCCGTTACTTTTTTTCGTATGGTCGAAAATGACGGTCCTTTTCCTGGAAGTAAAAAGAAAGAAAAAGCATTTACGACACTTTGCGAAGTCTATGAAAGTTCAACAAAAGATTTAGAAAAGACAAGCGGGATTACTGGCACCCATAAAATCACTATTAATTTTAGAAATCCACATGCCGATTATCATATCAATCATTCGGATACGTTCGAACTGATTTATGGATTGTATGAAAATTCGACATTTAAAATAATCGACTTTGCGCCTAATTCAAGTAATAAAGAAATGATTAAAGTAGTAGGTGTAGCAAATGGCGATTAAATTAAAAGGTATGAAAGAGTTGGAACATGAACTTGAAAGTAGATATGGTAAAGAAAAAATGAAGCGTATTGTGGATGAAGCTTTAATTATTGGCGGTAATGTAATTGTTCAAAAAATCAAAAGCAACTTTGAAAGTTTTAAAGACACAGGCGCTAGTAAAGCTGAAGTAAAATTATCTAAACCTTTTACTTTAAACGGTGTTCGTACTATCAAAATACATTGGAAAGGTCCTAAAGAACGCTACAGAATTATTCATTTAAATGAATTTGGCACAATCAAGAACCCTAATCCACGTGGTAAAGGGGCTGTAGAAAGAGCTTTAAGAAGTGGACAAGAAGCTTATTTCCGAGTTGTTAAACAAAGGTTAAAAAGGGGTTGATATGATTGAGAGATATTTTAATGGATATTTTTAACGTGCTTATTAAAGATACATTAGTCCAAAAATATGTTGGCAATCGTATTAAGTTTTATGAATACCCCGAACCATCAGATATGACAAAACCTTATATTGTGATGAGTGAAATTGATGATACGCTACCTGTAGAATATGCAGACAATGACAACATGGCACTAAGTTATTTAGTACAAATTGATGTGTTTGTGCCTGAGTCAGACGATTATCAAGCTTATTTCATTCGAAATAAAGTAAGTTACCACATTTCAAGGCTAATGAAAGAACATTTGAAAATGGAAAACACATCAAATGCAAAACCGGAATATGACGAAGAATTAAAAATGTACAGGTCCGCTCGTAGATACGAGGGGACCTTTTATCGTACTGAATTAAATTTATAGGAGGAATTAAGAATGGCAAAAAAATATAATTCATTTACAGGTATTACAGGATTTTACTATATGCCTTTAGGATCAGAAGAAGTTTTAGGCGGAAAAGAGCCTGAACGTATTAAATACTTACAAGAAGTTCAAGTTTCAAAGGAACAATCAATCGAGAAAGCTTACGGGGATAACAGTGTAGCTGAATTAGCAGTGTCAAACGGTACAGTTGAATTAGAATCTACATTCCATCATTTACCAATCGAAGACAGAGAAGTATTATTCGGTTTAGATAAATCAAGTGATGGTGTCATTGGTGTAGGTAATAACACGCCACCATATGTTGCGGTTATCTTCGAAAAAACAACAGAAACTGGCGCGTCCGAGTATGTAGGATTACTTAAAGGTTTGTTTACGTTCCCTGAAGTTTCTGGTCAAACTAAAGAAGATGGTGTTGAATTTTCTCAAGACCAATCTACAGCTGAGTTTATGCCTGCTGAAGTTGAAGGATTTGATAAAGAACAAACCATGCTTCTCGGTCGTGATGAAAAAGGTGTAACTGTCATGCGTGATGCGATTTGGAAAAAAGTGTTTGGTAAAGAACACCCTAGAAAATCAGTATCAGAAGACACAGAAGAATCTGACATTGGCGCATAATAAGGAGGAGTATACTAATGGCTAAATATGAAGTATTAAAAACTTTTAAAGATTTGCAAGACAATGACAAGTTATATAAAAAAGGTAACACGTTCCCGCGTCCTGCTAACAAAAAAATTGACGAGGAACGTATTCTTGAACTTTCTTCAAGTGACAATCGTCAACGTAAACCACTGATCAAAAAGATTGAAGATTAATTTTGAGGGCATTGAGCCCTCTTTTTATTTGCAAATAAAAATTATTATATTAAAAGGAGTTTTACACATGGCTAAAAAAATCAATTACATTAAATTAGTAGTATTAGATAAAGAAGGTAACGCTAAAGAGGATAAAAACGGTAATTTTGAGGTTGAGACACATTTCACTCCTAACTTTATTCCGTTCCGTAAAATCTATGAAGCGACTGACATTATGGAAGGTACTTCTGAAGATGGAAGCGAATTAACAGAAAAAGAAATGTTTAAACGTATGACTGATTTTGTTGTTGATGTATATAACAACCAATTCACAAGTGATGATTTATTAGATCGTTTACATGCACCTGATGCGATTGAAGAAATCAAATCACAAGTACAATTCATCGCACAAGGTCAAATGGATGAAGCGAGAAAAAAGCAATTAGCGAAGATGATTTAAAGAGTAAAGTCATCACGTGGGCGGAACATAAAAGGAATTTAAAAAAAGTAGCATATGACATGATGAAAGAGGGCGGTAAGGATATTAATGACATCCTAGACATGCCCTTTTCTTTTTTTATGGACGTTATTGAAGACAGTAGAAAACCTATCAAACAAGTCGATAAGAAAGACAGTATGTTAGATGCATTCACCAATTTATAAGTAAGGAGGTGAAAGGATGTCAGAGAGAATTAAAGGCTTGCAGATTGACCTCTCTATGCAGGATATGGGCATTGGTTCAACACTTGCGGGTATTAAGCGTAGTTTTAAGCAACTAAATTCCGACTTAAAATTATCTAGTAACAACTTTAAATATTCAGAAAAGTCCATGACGAGTTATAAGAATAGAATACGTGAGTTAGATGTTGCTACAAAACAACAACGCAACAATGTTAAAGAACTTCGCAATCAATACATGCAAACTGCGAAAGAGCAAGGCGCTAATAGTGCTAAAGCGGTTAGGTTACGTACAGAATATAATAAACAAGCGGACACATTGAATCGACTAGAACATGAGTTAGAACAAACTGTCGAAGGTTTTAAACGATTTCAAAAAGAAGCGCAAGAAGCAACTAGAGTATCTAATAGTAGTTTCGGTCGATTGGGACAAAAGTTTAATGATATAGGACCAAAACTTACTAGTGTTGGTGAATCGATGAAAAGTGTTGGTCGTTCAATGTCTATGTATGTGACGGCACCAGTAGTAGCTGGTTTTGGGCTAGCGGCTAAGAAAAGCATAGATTTTGATGACTCAATGCGCAAAGTTAAAGCGACATCAGGGGCAACTGGTAAAGAGTTTAATTTATTAAGAGACAAAGCACTTGAAATGGGTGCTAAAACTAAATTTAGTGCTAGTGAGTCCGCCGATGCATTAAATTACATGGCCTTAGCCGGCTGGGATACCAAAGAAATGATGAGTGGTATTGATGGCGTCATGCAGTTAGCGGCTGCATCGGGTGAAGATTTAGGACAAGTGAGTGATATTGTCACGGATAGTTTAACAGCATTTGGAATGAAAGCTAAGGATAGCGGACACTTTGCCGATGTTTTAGCGCAAACGAGTTCTAAAGCCAATACAGATGTACGAGGGTTAGGAGATGCATTTAAATATGCTGCACCAGTTGCTGGTGCTCTTGGTTACACTGTAGAAGATACCTCAATAGCAATAGGTTTGATGTCTAATGCAGGTATTAAAGGAGAAAAAGCCGGCACAGCACTACGTACAATGTTTACTAATTTATCAAGTCCAACAAAAGCCATGAAGCAACAAATGGACGAATTAGGCATTGCCATAACTGATAGTAATGGTGAAATGTTACCTATGCGAGATGTGATGGATCAGTTACGAAGTAAGTTTAGAGGTCTATCCAAAGACCAACAGGCAAGTGCGGCATCAACTATATTTGGTAAAGAGGCTATGAGTGGTGCGTTAGCAATCATTAATGCGTCTGACGAAGATTACAAGAAGTTAACTAAATCAATTGATGACTCTACAGGTGCTTCTAAACGTATGAGTGACGAGATGGAAGGTGGCATTGGCGGTTCGAATCGTAAAATGAAGTCAGCCATCGAATCAATGGCAATTAGCATAGGAGATGTTCTAGCGCCATATATACGAAGAGCGGCTGATTTTCTCGCAATGCTAGCGGATAAATTCACGAGTATGCCTGGTTGGGTTAAAACAGGCGTCGTAGGACTCGGCGTATTCGCAGCCGCACTAGGACCATTAATTTTAACCACAGGAATGTTTACAGCAGCATTAGGTAGCATTATGACAACAATAGGACCTGTAATGACTGATATCGCTAAAGCCGGCGGAGTATTGAATTTTCTAGGAACTAAAGCACCGTTTGCGGCTAAAGGGTTAAATCTTGTTGGTGGAGCGTTTAAATTCATGTTAGGTCCAGTAGGGTTGGCAATTGCAGCGGTTCTTGCTATCGGTACGGCATTTGTAGTTGCTTATAAAAAGTCTGAAACATTTAGAAATATTGTTCATGCGGTCATTGATCCAGTAGTGAACGCATTTAAAAATCTTTGGGGTACTGCTAAAGTGATATTCAATGTGTTGAAGCATCTATTTTCAGGGAATGCTTTACCTACTGTAGATATTCTTTCGAAAATTATGCCTAAAGCCACAGCTATTAAAGTAACTAAAACTTTAATGCAAATTAGACAAACATTTATTAATGCATTCAAAGCTATTTGGCAATTCGGACAGGATATAGGACTTAAGTTAGGTCAGTTCTGGAATCAATATGGCGACACTATCATGCAGGCTTTAACTAACATCTGGAATACGATTGTTACAGTATTCATTGAAGTTAAAAATTTCTTATGGCCGATACTTCAACAACTAGGTGGTATTGTAAGAACGGTTTTTACAAATGTAATTGTTCCTGCCATTAAAATTGGAATGCAAATTATATGGAATATAATGAAATTTGTTTGGCCACTTGTCAAAATGTTAATTATAGATACTTGGAATAATATTAAAGGTGTTATTCAAGGCGCTTTAGACATTATTTTAGGTATCGTTAAAGTATTTAGCGGTCTATTTACTGGTCAATGGGGTCAAGTTTGGTCTGGTGTCAAACAAATTTTCAGTGGTGCTTTAACATTGATTTGGAACCTGGTTCAATTATGGTTTATTGGCAAAATATTAAAGGTTGTCAAACTGTTTGGTGGATTTTTTAAAAGTGCAATAAGCTGGGCGTTTAATGGTGTTAAAAGCATTATAGGCAACGTACTTAAGTTTATATGGTCGATTATCAGCTCTATATTCAAACGTATTTTATCAATCACAAAAAGTATCTTTACATCTGTGTTTAATTTCGTTAAATCTATTTGGTCTAGTATCAGAAACATCGTTTCTTCAATCGTTAGATCTTTATGGACACGTATCAAAGGCACTTGGAATATTTTATACAGCGGTACTAAAAATATATTTAGCAGAATTAAATCATGGTTAACAAGTATTTGGAATGCTATCAAGGCTACGGTAACAAGAGTGGCCTCAAATTTATGGTCAAGTGTTAGAAATACATGGAACAAATTGTGGTCGGGTACAAGAAGTTTGTTTAATAGGGTAAAATCTTGGTTAGTCAATACATGGAATTCTATTAAACGTTCAGTGACAGACATTGCTTCAAGATTATGGGGTAGTGTGAGAAGAACGTTTAACAACATGAAGAATGGACTAGGGAATATTATTGGGAAAATAAAAAGCCATATAGGTGGAATGGTAAGTAAAATTAAGAGTGGATTAAATAGCTTAATCAAAGGGTTAAACTGGGTCGGTGATAAACTCAGCTTACCTAAAATACCAACACTTTCAACAGGTACGATTCACAATCAACAAATCAATAGAAGTATACAAACAACTTCTGACGGACGACTGAAACAAGACACAATGGCTATTGTCGGAGATAAAGGACCGGGCAACGGTAAAGGTCGAGATGGTCGACGTGAGTTGATTCAATATCCGAACGGTAGCACAGCACTCACACCTGCAAAAGATACACCTACTATCATTCCTAAAGGGGGCCGAGTTATAAGCGGTGGTGTTCGTCAACAAATGACAAGTAAACTGCCGAGATTAAACAGTGGTACATGGTTTGGTAAAGCTACAGATTGGATTGGTAGCAAAATAAGAAGTGCTGGCGATTGGCTTAAAGATAAATTAGGCGATGTATTAGACTTTGTAGGCAAACCTAGTAAACTGCTCAATAAACTTTTATTTTCTTTAGGTATAGACTTCGGAAGCTTAACAAAAGGTATGGGAATTGTCGGGCAAATCACTCGTGGCGCTTGGAACAAAATTAAAGATGGCGCTATTAAATGGTTAAAAGGCGGGCTTGAATCGGCTGGTGGAGACATTAAAGGTGGCATTTTAGATCCTCGATTGATTAACTATCACTACGGTAGAACAGCTGCTTATACGGCAGCTACTGGACGTCCATTCCACGAAGGCGTTGACTTCCCATTTGTATACAAAACTATACGTACACCTATGGGTGGTAAAGTAGCAAGACAATCATTTATGCATGGTGGCTATGGTAACTGGGTTAAGGTTATAAGTGGTGCAATGGAAATGATATTTGCACACTTGAGAGATTTCAGTAAAACTCCACCTAGTGGTAAAACTGTTAAGGCAGGAGATGTTATCGGTCTTACTGGTAATACAGGATTTAGTACAGGACCCCACTTGCATTTTGGTATTAGAAAAAATGGTCGAGATGTAGATCCTGAACCATACTTATGGAGGGCTCAAAGACAAGGTAGATTGAAAGTGAGCGGAAAAGGTGGCGGTGGTTTAGGACGTATTACCGAAACTGTCAAAACGGCATTAAATCAAACAGGTCTACCTACAACTAAACGGTTTGTTAATTTTTGGTCAAAGAAGGTTAATGAAAAAGATGGAACAGGTTTATTAGATATTAGTAAATCTACTTTTGAAGCCTTCAAAGCTAAAGGTTATGATAAATATAAGAACACTCTAGATAACTTAATGGCGAGTATGCGATATGCTAAAGTTAATTATGGAAGTGGTTTATTAGATAAAGCTAAGCGTTTTGCGAGTGGAGGACTTATCAAAAATGCTGGATGGTATAACTTAGCTGAAGATGGATATCCTGAATACGTTATTTCCACTGACCCTAACTTGTATAGCGATTCTATGAAATTACTTGCACTTGCAGCACAAGATATTGATAGAGGAAAAACGTCAGGTAATAAACGTCCTGGTCAATTACCTAGAGTCAATGGTGGTTCGGACAATACAGCGTTGTTGTTAAAAATGATTGAAAACCAACAAGCGCAGATAAACATACTGATGGAGATTGCGAAAAGTAATCAAACTGTAGCAGATAAAGATTTTAGCCCAGCTATTGATAAATTTGTTCACGAAAGAGAAGTCAACGATATTGTAGACAAACGTGAGCGAAGAGAGCGCAAATCAAACATGTATAGAGGTGGTGCATTTGCAACATGACAAATGAATCTATTATTGTAAATGATAAAAAAATTGAATGGCTTATTATTGAACGAGGGTTTCAGATACCCTCGTTTAATTTTGTCACTGAAACAGAAAAAGTGCCTGGAAGACCAGGTAGTTTGTTAAAAAGACGAGAGTTAAATGGATATGAGTTTGAATTACCATTAATTGCTAGAAATGATTATTTAGTAGGACGTAAAAATTATGATGAAATTGTAAATGAACTTGTGAAATTCTTTGATTATGATGCCCCTGTCAAATTACAACTTTCAGAAAAAAATTGGTATTGGAAAGCATACTTTGATGGACCTATTGAAATTGTAAGTATTAACCATGGTTTTGTAAGTTTTAAAGTAAAAGTTATTCTTACTGATCCTTATAAATATGCTGTGCAAGGTAGTCAAAATACTGCAATACAAGACCAAGTAAGTGTAGTGAATATCGGTACAGCTAATATAAAGCCGACTTACACACTCACTGCTTTAAAAGACTCCCCATATCTTCATTTAGGTACAGATGATAGACAATATTTAGCATTTGGAGAACCTTTCATAGCTGGGGCGAATATTAAAGATAAACGTCCTAGAATTTTATTAGATAATTTAAATTCATTGTCAGGTTGGTCGCATATGTCAACGAGTGGCAATATTGCGGATAATTATGCAGGAGGATTAATCGAAGGATTAATGACGACCAATCCATCTAAAGTATCATTTATCGCAGATAATTACGGCACAACCGATAAAGGATGGCATGGTCCAGCTGTCAGAAAGTCATTAAGTAAAAGTTTGGACAACTGGAAAGTGATATGCGCTTTAAAGATTTACCAAAAAGACAATAAAGGGATTGGTAAAGGGTTCTTTCATTTCGCGGATGAGTCTGGAAAGCTTGTCGCTAGTTTAGGACTTGTTGATGATACAACTGCGATTGGAGGTACTAAAGCTGTAATTCAAATATACGACGAATATGGTAATCGGAAAGAACTAGTAAATTATCTAGGAGATAAAGGCGCCTCATACAACGACATGGAAGTCTATTTATTGTTACAAAGGCACAACAATAAGTTCATCGTTAGAACGTGGTCATACTACAAAGATAAAAATGGTAAACTTCAACAACGTTCCCGACTCAATATTGATCGTACTTTCAACGACAAAGGAAAACAATATGCGAGGCCCATTCGACAAGTGATATGTTATATTGCGCGTCACAGTGATTACCCTGTATTACCAGTTTATTTAAATCGGGTTGAAGTGATAGAAATTTTAGATGAAGTGGGTTATGACTACTTTATTAAAAAAGGCGATGTTGTAGACATTGATACAGAAGCTGAAGTTGCATATGTGAATAATGTTCCTATCAAAAATTATAAAGACATCGCAAGCACATATTTTAGTATCGACAAAGCCCATCAAGAAGTGATAATTCATCCAGAAAACACATTTGATACGGTTGTGAAGTGGCAAGATAGGTGGTTATAGTATGATTCCAATTTTAAAATACACCGAACAAGGTGAGCTTAAACAAGTTGATGAGATTGCAGAACGTGATTTATATAAGGGTATACATTCTCGTAAAGCTGAAAATGATGAAGAACGTTTTGTCGGTACTTGTACGAATGTATATGGAGACATTTTAGAAGATGCTTACAGTTATATACTGATACCTTATGACGAGGGGTACCGAGAGTTTGTGATTAACCACACAGAACAATACGATGAGGTCATCGACTTTGAGGCAGACGCATCATATTTTGAGTTTCTAAAGAAATCAAAACCGTGTGCACCTCAAAGTTTGGAAAAAGTGACCTTAAAAGAGGCGATGGATTTTTGTTTACAAGGCACAAGGTTTGATGTCGGTACGGTTGAATATGCAGGTACAGCTACAGTGAAGTGGACAGATTACAATAGTCCTTATGACATATTAAAAATTATTTGTACTGCATTTAACGTACAGTTCGAAGCACGTATAGAAGTTAGTAATACGAGTGTTGTTAATCGATACATTGATGTACGCCTTAAAGGCGCTTTATTTAATGGTAAAGAGATTGTACGTGGCAAAGATCTCATCAGTTTGAAAAGAACAGTCGACAAATCCGAAATTGTAACTGCTTTATTTGCGGTTGGTCCTGACCCAGAAGAAGGTAAACAACGCATCACCACTTTTGTGACTGATGATAATGCACAAGAACGTTGGGGGGAACCTGATGGCCGTTACCGTTGGGATGTGTATAGCCCAGAGACGGAAAATAACAATATGACGTTAAAGCGTTTAACGACACTGGCTAAAACGGCATTAAACAAACGTATCAATGCCGCAGTCAGTTATGAAATCGAACAATATGATCTTGAATATTTATATCCACATGAAAAAGTGCGTTTTGGGGATTTAGTGCGTATTAAAGATGTTGAATTTAAACCACCTTTATATGCTGAAGCTGAAGTAATCGAAATGGAACGTAACATTATTAATCCAAGTAATACAAAATACGTTGTCGGAAGTATTAAAGAGTTTAAAGAATCCGACTTATTACAACGGTTTGGTTTTTTATGGGTATCCATTAAACGAAAGTTAGAAGATAACTTTAATAATGTTGGTACAATTGTCAATCAAGTTGTCGCAGACGAATTACAATATGTCGAGAAGAAGATATTAAAGTCTCAAACAGAACCTGAGCATCCTGTTGATGGTATGTATTGGTATGATACATCGAATGAACGTGTAGGTGTTTTAAAAAAACGTATTGACGGTGAGTGGATAAACGTAAGTGAAGAAGAACGTAATAGTATAGGAGGATTAAGTCGAGAAGTGTCGATGTACCGTGCTTTAATATCTACATTTGAAAACTTAGCCATACAACATCAACAGTTGTATCGCCAGGTTACTGAAATCACGGATAGTCCTTATTTAATAAGCGATCAATTACGTAATACCGTCAATGACAATTTGAATGCTTTAATAGGTGTATATAACAATATTAAAAGTCGATTAGATAGTATCAACGAAGCAACGGCAACGATTGGTTTTTTAATCGATACGCAAGCACTATTTCAAGACTATAGAGCGAAGTTACTTACACTAGATAAAAGTGTTCAAACAGCAAAAGTAGCAATTGATGCGCGACTTAAAACATTACAACGACAGTATACAGATGAGAAATTTGCAAATGCTATGAAACAAGTAGCAGATACATTTGGAATTCAACAAGATGAAGAAGGGCGCTTTATCGGACCTCCTGAAACAGTGGCGCATATGATAGATGCTTTGAAAACAGAGACACAAGAAGAAATGTCAACGTTACTTAAGAAAGCAGAATATGAAGCTGACAAAGAAGGTATTGTTGAAAGGTTGAATGCTTCCGACTCTGAACGAAAACAACTATCAAATTTAATAAGTGATAGAGTGACCCTATCCGAATATAAAAAAGGTTTGGATAGTATTAAAATTGGTGGTGTTAACTTATTACAATCATATAATAATTCATCAAATAATAGGCGTGTTCATCCATCAATAACTTCAACGCACAATTTTACAGGAGACTACTGGGCAACAACTTTATATACTGCTGATTATCTAAGAGAAGTATTGGAGCCCGGAGAGGAATATACGTATTCTTATGAATTAGAGATTTCAAGGCTCTCTGAAGATGATGTTCAATATTCTGGACAGCACGGTATTATTTTTTATAGTGCCTCAAATAGAGATGATACTATTTTAAGCTATCAAACACTAGAAAGAGTTGTAGGGAATAACATAAAAGTCACTAAAACATTTATAGCTCCTGAGATAACAGATCATAGATTTGTATCATATTCAGGATTGTATACGCCAGACGGGAGATTGGGGACTCAGCGCACATCTAATTTTGTAGAAATACGTAATTTAAAACTAGAAAAAGGGAACAAGGCGACAGATTGGACGCCTGCCCCAGAAGATATAAATTCAGATATCCTAGATGCTGAACTTAAAGCGAAGCATTATGCTGATAATCTTAAGCACCAACAAGATGAAGTTTTGACAACTTATGAAACGCGTATTAATCAAAACGGTAAAGATATAGAGCAGCGTGCGACAAAAGAAGAATACAACTCTTCTAAACAATTACTTGATAAAACAATTGCACAAGTTGTTACAAGTGCTGTAAATGGTGTATCTGCAAGCTATAATGAGAATGGTACAATTTCAGATATCATACTAGACAAACAAGGCATTAGTTTAAATTCTCATCTTATCAACATCAATGATGGCGATGTTTCGATTCAAAACGGCATTACAATGATTAAGGACTTAGTTGCCAATAAAATCACAAGTGGTCAAATTCGTTCTAATGATGGTGGTTTGATATTTGATATCGATAAGAATGTTATGAATGTATATGAAAGTGGTGCTGTTAACTTCTATACTAAGGGACGTATTATTTTTAATAGCGGCAATAGTCGTTTAGATATATTTCAACAAAATACAAGTGATGGGCGTAATGTGCTTCATATGGGTGGCGACTTGTTTGCGTATGGTACAAGTTTAACTGATCCAAATAGAGAAGCGTACACAGGATTTTCTATTTATCCGGCATATGGAGCAATTCGCCATTCTGCAGGACAACATATATTTACTGAAGGTGGTACAGGTGGTCAAATCGGTTGGGGGATGGATTTAAGAAATAAGAATAATAGTTCAAACCCGATGATTACTTTAAAACCTTATTGGGAAGGCGGCAATCGTCCAAACTTCTATCTTGGTTATAACGATGCCATACTTACAGGTATATACACACAAAACCTGTATGGTGTTGAGTGGTTAAATGAACAATTGTATATAAAAAAAGTAACATATAATAATCGACAAAGTATGGCAATCACTAATGGCACTGGTGGATGGGGACTTTTGTTTAGTGATTCTGTGTATATTTACAATGCAAGTACTAATAAAATTTATACGAATTTACTGAGTTTAACAAAAATATAGGAGGAAAACATGGAAGTCAATGTAAGCAGAGAAGAACAATTGTTAGCACAAGAAATTTCAACCAAATCAATAACGATTGCGAAATATCAAAAGTATGTAGAAGAATTAGAAGATGAAATTAAACGATTAAAAGAAAACCAACAACCCAGCGGTGAGTAACCGTTGGGTTATTTTAATACAAATTATAAGGAGAGCATTGATATGTTACAAAATTTCAAAGAAAACGAAACATTTTATTACCTTTTAGAGGTTAACCAATTAGACCAAGGGTTATACGCTAATCCTTTAGGTAAAATGTGGAATACTAATGCTTTTACCACAGTTAGTGGCTTAGCGAATGCACACAAATTTGAATCAAAAGAATTAGCATTAAAAATCGCTAAATTACAAAATGCGTTAAATGAAATGTTTGAATCTAAAAATAAAGTTTATGTAGTTGAAGCTGTCACTCAAAGTGTTATTTTTGATGACCAAGGAACAACAAAAGAATTAGGGAGTTTTGTTGTAGAAGGATAATCAATTACTCAACTATAAAAATATGTTATTAAAGCAGGTGATGCGTGTGTGGAGGTAATTAATAAAAGGTTAGATGCCGTTGAACGAGATATTAAAGAACTTAAAAGTAAGGACAAAAACCTTGAAACAAGCTTAAAACAATTGAATGATAAATTAGATTCTATTAATGAAGGTCAATACGAACAAAAATTAATTAATCAAGACCTAAGTTACACCATGAAAGATTTTAGAAAAGATTTAGCAAGACAGAGTAAAGAACGCAAGGAACAATCATTAATAATGGAAAAGCAATCAAAAGATACTAGAGAAACTAAGCGTTGGCAGATAGGTATAGGAATTACTATAGCCATTCCTTTTCTTCATTCTTTATTTCAGATGTTCTTTTTTAAATAAAGGAGGTGAGTAATCTTGTTTAACTTTTTTGGAGCTGCTACATGGTTAACATGTTTTTGGTGGGGAAAATGTAGATAATTATTATGTCGGGTCATCACTTTTGTGGTGACCTTTTTAATTTAAATTAGGAGGAATTAACATGGAAGATAAAATAAAACAATTTATTGCTTTAATTGGTGGTTTTTTAGGTGCATTCTACCTTGCGTTACAAGCAAGCGGAATCAGTGCAGAATGGATTAATCCACAAGCGGTAGACGCATGGATTAATGTATTGAACACCGGTGTCCCTTTATTAATGGTCGGTTACGGCATTTGGAAGAATACATTTATTGTTAAAAAGTCAGCACGTGAGCAAGAGGAATACCTAAAAGAGAAAGGTTTGAAATAAAATGCTAACTGCTATTGATTATTTAACTAAAAAAGGTTGGATTATTTCATCTGATCCACGCACTTATAAAAATTATCCTAAAAACTATGGATACCGCAACTATATAGAAAACGGTATTAATTACGATGCGTTTTGCGGTGGCTATCACCGTGCGTTTGATTTATATACAAATGAAACGGACGATGTGCCTGCAGTCACAAGCGGAACTGTGGTTGAATCTAATGATTACGGTAACTTTGGCGGTACTTTAGTAATTAAAGATGCTAACGGTAATGATTGGATATATGGTCACTTACAGCGTGGTTCATTACGATTTATTGTGGGTGATAAAGTTAATCAAGGCGACATTGTAGGGCTACAAGGTAGTAGTAACTACTATGACAATCCAATGTCTGCACATCTTCATTTACAACTTAGACCGAAAGACGCTTCGAAAGATGAAAAATCACAAGTGTGTAGTGGTTTGCCAATGGAAAAGTACGATATAACGAACTTAAATAAAAAACAAGATAAATCAAAGAATGGGAGTGCGAAAGAGTTGAAACATATCTATTCAAACCATATAAAGGGTAATAAGATTACAGCACCAAAACCTAGTATTCAAGGCGCGGTCATCCATAATGACTATGGTAGTATGACACCTAGTCAATACTTGCCATGGTTATATGCGCGTGAAAATAATGGGACACACGTTAACGGTTGGGCAAGTGTGTATGTCAATAGAAATGAAGTACTTTGGTATCATCCGACAGATTATGTAGAGTGGCATTGTGGTCATCAATGGGCAAATGCTAACTTAATCGGATTTGAAGTATGTGAAAGTTATCCAGGACGTATTTCAGACGCATTATTTTTAGAAAATGAAGAAGCAACATTAAAAGTTGCGGCAGATGTAATGAAGTCGTATGGACTACCGGTCAATCGAAACACTGTCCGCCTACACAATGAATTTTTCGGAACATCTTGTCCACATAGATCATGGGAATTGCATGTGGGTAAAAATGCATCGTATACCACTGCAAATATTAATAAGATGAAAGATTACTTTATTAAACGTATTAAGCATTATTATGATGGTGGTGCGTTGAAAGTAAACAAATCTGAAACAATCAAACAAGAAGATGTTAAACAAGAGGTTAAGCAACAAGAGAAAAAGCAAGTAGTTACTAAAACTGATTGGAATAAAAATAAATACGGTACATGGTGGAAGAAAGAAAAAGCCACATTTAAAAATGGAAATGAAGAAATTCAAGTATGGACAGAAGGGCCTTTTAGAATTGAGGGTAATGAAGCAGGCAAACTACAACCTGGCACAACAATTAATTATGATGAAGTAATGTTACAAGATGGTCATGTGTGGTTAGGATACGATAGTTTCGAAGGTGAGCGTTTATATTTACCAGTCAGAGAATGGAATGGAGTCGCACCGCCTAATCATGGCTTAGGACATTTATGGGGACAAATTAAATAAGATGTGTTATTATAATTAACAGAACGGACCCCGTAGATTCTGTTCAAGATCTCTTTTTTGTTTTGACGGTCTTAATTAGCCGTCTTTTTTTATTAATAAAGACAAAAAATAATAAAATAATTAGGGTGACAAATGAGCCAAAGTATGTTATGGTTTATAAAGAAAATATCCCTTATGTTATAACTATTTACCTCACATTTTGCAGACAATGTGAAAATTGGCGGTCTTAATTGACCGTCTTTTTTATTTGTGGTAATATATTATTACATTTCTTTATTTTTTGTGATGTGGAATTACCTTCAGGCTAGCCGTAATGGTTGGCCTATTTTTTTGTGGTATAATACATATAGATTACCGGATTATGACTTTAACCAGACCATATCCGGTGTGGTGTTTTTAAAATAATTTTGATAAACAATTGACTTTGCAATTTATTTAGTAACAACTTTAGGAGCATATCTGTCGCAATTATTCTTTTTACACTTTTTTGCAAAGCTTTACAATTTTAGCTTTAAAAAACTTTAACATCTCAAGTTGATAGTTTATAATAAATGAAATTTTAAAAGGAGTTTTTAACACAAATGAAAAATGTAAAAAAATCTATTGTTTATTTTATTTTTATTTCTTTACTTTTATCTGTAATCGCCATAATTAGTTTAATTTTACCGTTCAGTAATTACACAAATGATTTAATAGCTCAATCTATAGTGACTATATCTATTATATTATATTTGATAGCGACTCATAAATTTCAAAACCTGAAAATAAATACGAATAATATCTTAAAAGGATTTTTAATAGGCATATACATATTGTTGATGGCTGTATTAAATTTGTTGTCTAGTATAGAAACTATTGAAAGTATAAAATTTACTTTTACAATTTTATTTAGTTTGATAATGACGAATTTTATGATCGCTCTTTTTGAAGAGGTATTATGTAGAGGATTAGTTTTTAATAATTTTTTAAAGAATAACAACCCTTTAAAAGCAGGTGTGTTTTCTTCAGCTGTTTTTGGTTTGGCACATATTTTAAACTTAACTCACAATCCTGATTTAATAGGTGTTTTAACTCAAGTGATTTATACATTTTTTATAGGGATGTTATTTGCAGCGGTATACTTTTATACTAAAAATCTGTTATCTGTAATCTTATTACATTTTATACTAGATTTGACTAGTGGCTTTGATGAGCTTAAAACAGTTGAGACAATTACTCATCACGCAGCAACTAGCTTTACAGATATGCTTATTACTGTTATTATAAGTCTTCCTTGTTTTCTAATAGGATATTACTTATTAAAAAAGAAATCTGTATAAGTAATTAAGGAGAATTTTTTCTACATAAAACTGAGCGACCTGTAAAAGGGTCGCTTTTATGTTATAATAGATATATGAAATAGTTGTTCCATGAAACGACTCGGTCACTGGCACAGACCGCTTAAAGTGCCTACATCACATTAACTGAGAATTCACATGACGTTGCTGACGAGCGACATAGCTCTGTGTCCTAAAATGGGGTAGGTTAATGTGGTGTGTTTTTTATGAGGTGAAATAATTTACAAAAAAAAAGCATTATAATGTATAATTAGAATAAAGGAGATGAAGAGTATGAACATAATTAGTAAATTTTATAAAAACATAAATAAAGACTTGGGTAAGTTTTCAAGTTCTTTTGCTAAAATTATTTCTCCTACAGACAAACAAACATATATAAATAACGCAAACGTTTATCAACATCAAAACAGTTCATCTGAAGATTGGAAAAAGATTAACGGAGATTATTGTAGGGTGGGAAATGATATTAGAAAGGCTATAAAAAATTATGCCAAATAAAGAAGATAATCAGGGTAAGGTAGACATAATTGAAGCTGTAAAACGTTCTAATGTAAATGAGAAAGATAAACAAGAAATGATAGCTACATTAGAAATGTATAATGGTCCGATTCCACATCCTAAAATTTTAGAAGGTTATGATAAATTAGATCCAGGTGCGGCTAAGAGAATAATTGATAATGGGATAGAAGAATCAAATCATAGACGAAACATGGAAAAGAAAACGGTAAATCATGTCGCTAGAAGTTTTTATTTCCGTTTTGCACTCGCTTTTATTTTAGCTTTAGTATTTGGATTTGGCAGTTTCTATTTAATATTACAAGGTCATACAATAATAGGTTCAGTATTTGCTGGAGTGACTCTAATTTCAATTTTAGGGATATTTACTGGAGAAGCCTCAAATAATAACAATGAAAACAAAGAAAATTCTTGA